ATATTATATAGATGGAGATTTAAAAATATACGAACTACCATTTGCACAGGGCAGTTATGTCATCGGAGGAGATGTGGCTGAAGGAAAGTTAGGGGACAGTTCAAGCTGTGTTTTAATAAATAATAATACCTTAAAAACTTGTATTGAATTTGAAAGTAATAAAATTCGCCCTGATGATTACGCTGTTTTACTTAACGGTCTTGGTCGCTGGTATAATAACGCTTATCTGGGCGTGGAGAGCAATTCGGGGCTTTGGGTTTTAACGGAATTATTTGAGGTTCTTAAATATCCAAATCTTTATTGGAGAGAAGCGATTGACGACGTTTCGCATATGAGCGGCAGGAAGCTTGGATTTTCAACTAACAGCACCAGCAGAAAGCCAATGCTTGACAACTTGAATGTTCAGATAAATTTGATTGAAGGAATTTGGACAAAAAGTTTTTTGCAGCAGTGTTTAACTTTTGTGCGGAATGATATGGGCAGACCAGAAGCAATGGACGGCAAGCACGATGATAGGATTATTGCGAATGGAATTTGCCATTATATTCGTGAAAATTGTCCCAGCTCAACACTGCTGCCAAGAACAGGAGAATTACGCACAACGGAAGAGCGTATTCAAGCGAGGTTAAATAAATTAAATAATAATTCAAATACAATTAGTCAAAATGATTATATATAATTTCTATGCAAGATATTAAAAAAATAAATGATGAACAAGAAGTTAAAAATTTTAATCTTGACGACAAAGAACAGGAATTGACTATATTTTTAGAAAAACGCATAGAAGTATTAAAGAAAACAAAGCAAGATATTGGCGGAGGATTTAACTTTGAAGATCTGATGGTGAGTGCAGACAGAGAATACCAGCCGAATAGCTTAATTCAAAAAACAACAGGAAATAATAAAAAATTAGTATATCTACAAGATGAGGAAACTGGATTAAGAGGCACAAGTAGAATTGTTGATTTAGGGCAACTTGGTGGAAGATCTTGGCGTTCTAATTTAAGTGAGCCAACACTCTTGGTTAAAATACAAACAGCTCTTTCAATTTTAATAGACCAGAATCCGGAAGCTACATTCAAAGGCTCTTGTGATAAATATGAACAAAGAAATAATTTAGCCAAAGCAATTTGGAAAAGAAATTGGAGTTTAACTAATGGCATTGAAGTGCTTAAATTATTTGTTTTTGACCTTGCTAAATATGGATTTGCGGTTGGACATACTGTGCCGAGAATTTTAAAAAGACCAAAAGAAATTTTAGAAGTTGTAGATACCGAAGATCCTGCTAAAAACCGATACAAGAAAGAGGAGATAGTAGAATTTAACGACATTTACCGAGAAAAACTTGATTTATACCGCACTTGGATAGACGACAAAGCCAACCTAACAGATATATTTTCAGTTAATGATTGGTATTTTGAAAAAGATTATTCACTGGAAGACTTTGATGAGGAGTTTGGTATGTATAAACACAGTCAAGCAATAAAGGCAGGAACGCTAAACGAGGAAATCAATACCGAAAGCATAGCTATAAATTCAGCCACCAAAGGTAGAGACGATATGATTACGGTTGGATTTTATGAAAATAAAAAGAAAGATTTATTTGTTATTTATATACCTAACGAAAATATACCATTGTATTATTCACCGCTTCCAAATGATGAAGGCAAACTTACGCTTTGGTATGCTTATTGGAATATACGAGATCCTCGCACTATTTATGGAATTGGACTTTATGAGCTCATTAAAAACAGTAAAATAATGTATGACAGACTTAAGAATATGACTATTGACCAGTTGGTAATGGCGATTTATCCAATGTTATTTTATTCAGGAACACCACAAGCTGGAGATGGAGAAATAACTTTAAGTCCAAACAAATTAGTCCAGAAACTTCCAGGGTCAACAATAGATCAAGTTAAAATACAATTTGACAATAGAGGTCAGGATGGAATTACAATGATGAAAGAAAGTATAGACGAGTCAACCGCAATTACTCCAATACTTCAAGGGGAAATAGCAGGTAAGACATTGGGCGAAATACTGCACGCCAAAGACGCAGCTCTCAAGAGATTAAATATTCCAATGCTAAATATCGCCAAAGCGATTGAAATGGATGCCTATATAACATTATCTTGGGCTAATCAAGTTTATTCAATTCCAGAAATTAAACAATTTGTCAGTGAGGATGAACTAAGAAAATATGAAAAAGAAAATGGAGTTGTTAGTGATAATGCCAAAAGCGAGGGCAATGTTGAGGTAGGTGAACCATCTGGAAAAGTTGAAGCCCAATTTTACAAAACACTTGACTTGGGATTAGACGAAGACAAAAAAGGAATTTTGATTGAAAGCTCAGGCAGAAGATTTTTTCAATTAGGAGAGGGAGAGGGAAGAATAGGACTAAGTAATTTAAAATGGGAGGGTAAAATTGTCATCAAGGCACAATCAATTATCAGTCCTAATCCAGAGATAGAAAGACAGCGTAAGTTAGAATTATTTAATGTTGTTAGTCCAGTTGTTTATCAGATGTCTTCTCTTATAAACCAACAGGTAGACCCAAAGACAGGACAAATGTTTACGCCTCCGGGAGGAATGGAAGTGGCATTAGATTTATATAATCCAGTTAAGCAGATACTTGAAATACAAGATGAAAAGCCTGAAAATTGGTTGCCAAAAAAATTGGTAGAGATGGCAGAAAATTCAGAGTTATTGCAGCAAGAGCAAGTTAAAATGCAAGCCAAAGAAAAAGCTAAACAGGACGCGCAAAACCCCTTATTTACAGATGAAGCAACGCTAAAAGCCCAAAAGGAGGGCGGTCAGGGTTTGCCACAACAAGGACAAGGAATAACATCTCCGAGCAATGCCTCAGTTGTAGCTCCGAGTTCTATAGAAAATCCAGTGTCCGATATGATGGGAGCTCTGCAAGGTGGAGAGATGAGAAGTATGAATAAATAATATGGATAACAGCCAAAGAAAAAAATTACAAGATATATTATCAGATAAGAACTGGGAAGTTGTTGAAGATTATATCAAGGAATATATAGATAACAAATTACAGTTAGAGCATTCCATTAAAAGACCAGACGAATTTAATACCATTTGGGACAGGGCATTCGCAGAGGGGGGAAAATATTATATATTAGATTTTCTTAATTCAATAGAGGCAGAAGCTCGCCGTTATAATTTCAATGATTAGTCAATATCAAAAATTTGAGTTTAATAATTTAAAAGTTGAAGCAAACTTTGGTGAGGATGTTAAACCCTGTAAAGTTATAAGATTTAATATAAACGGACAAGAGGCATTTGTAAATAAGAGTGATTTATATGCTCTACTAATGCTTTACGCAGATGACCAAGAAATGAGTGGGGCAGTTAAGATTACTGAAAAGAAAGTTAAAATGATGAGAAAAGCTGTAAAGGTGATGGCGAAAAAAGATATTAAAAAAGGAGAGGATGTGGTGTTTATTGTGGAGGTTCCAGTTGATGCAGATATAGCAAATAAATGGTATAAAAATAATAAAGAATTTATAACAATGGAAGAGGCAAAAAAAATGTTATTGAAATAATATGCCATTCCTTGTCATTGTTTAACTAATGTTAATAGAAATTATTGGATAAAATATTTTGAAGCGTTAAAAAAATTAAATAATTAATTCATAATCGTGCATCGTAAGCACGTTAAAAAAATGTAAAATTTATGGAAAACACAATTATTAAAGAAGAAAAAAAACAAGACGGTCGCAAAGTTAGTGTAATTACACTTAAAAAGGAGTTGGATGAGTTTAGGGAAAATCAAAATGCCAAGACAGACAAGATTTTAGGTATTTTGGAAACGATTGTTAACAAAGAGGGAGTAAAAAAACCAATTGACAACAGTGATTTATTGGAAACACCAAAAGTTAAAGTTGAAGAAGAAATTCAATCACTTACAGGCAAGCAAAGAGAATTATTTGAACGCTACTTTGACCCGAATGATGGATTTAAAGCGTGGTATAACTTAAATGAGAATATCTTTACAATTGAAGTTCCAATGACACTTTCCAATATGATTGACGCCCAGAAAACACTTTATAAACAAGATTTAAGAAGCAAAAAGGTTGACCAGAATAATATATTAGGGAGTATAGACCAGTGGTGTAAATTGGTTTGCCAGAACCTTAATTATGATAAGCGAATAAAATTAAAATAATTAACTAAACAAACATCTATGGAAATTAAAATCACAATTATAAACAAAGGAGTGAATAATGTTAAGGAGTTTAAAGGGGAAAATGCTTTGTATGAAGCGAGTGCCTATTTAATTGGCTTAACGCCAGCGCCAGATGCAAGCAAGCCATTAAGCGAAGTTTTAAAAACAGACGAAACAAGCGACAACACATTGACTGACACAGTTGTAGTAGAAGACGAGGAAAAAAAACTTCTTTAGAAGATTAATTAACAAATTTATTAAATAATTCGCTGACTTTACAGCGTTAAAAAATCGTATGAAAAACAAAGAATTAAAAACATTAGTAGAGGGAAAAAATGAGGTTAAATTAAGAGACATTATAAATGGATTAGAAAGTTTAAAAATTTTAAGTGAACAAAAATTACCAGTATTTACAAGCTTCAAGGTTTCATTGTTTATTAAAAATGTTAATCCAATTATAGAAACTTACGGAAAAGAAAGGAATAAACTGATTCAAGAACTTGGAACGCTAATCAAGGATAAGGACGGCAAAGAAACTGGAAATTATAATTTTTCCAAAGAGAATGGAAAGGAGTTTAATGAAAAGATTAATACAATTCTTGATGAAAATGCAGATATTAAAACTCCTGTGTTAGCCCTAAAAGAATTAGAGGGAATAAGTATTGAACCGAAGTATTTATCAAATTTAACTTGGATGATTTGCGAATAATATGCTTGGATAAAATATTTTATAAATATAATTTAATATATTCGCCTATCTTTAAGGCGTTAAAACAAAAGTATGACAACAGAAATAAAAGAGGTAAAAAGTGAAATTACCAAAGATGATTTAAAGGCATTTGAAGAAGAGCAGGGAATTAAAGAAGAAAAAACAGATGAAAAAGTTGAAGAAAAAGCCAAAAAAACTGAGGTAATTGAACCCATCGCAACTACTTCGTCAGCGGAGAACCTCGGCGATGGATTAAAAGATGTTCCAGGAGAAACGCCAAAAGAGCGTGCAATGAGAGCTGAAATTACAAGATTAAGGAGGGCTAATCGTGAAAAGGATCAGAATAATTTAATAAAACTTGAACCAATAATTGAAGACAATGATACTGACGATGAATTAAAAAATCTTGGGTATGACGATGAACAAATTGTCGGACTCAAGAAAGTTGTTGATATTATTGCTTCAAAACAAGGATTTGTTAAAAAGTCTGCTAATATCAAGGAACAAGCTGATGCAACTTTAAACAGTTTCATCGCTGAACACCCTGAATATTTACCAGAAAACGACAAAGACGATGTTTATTGGGGAAGATTTAAAGAATTAAGTTCTGATTATAATCTTAACGGCAAAACCCCCGCACAACTCAAATCTATTTTTAATAAAATAGATAGAGATGTAAAGGAAGAATTAGGAGAGAAAGGACTTCCTAAAGAAAAAATTGAAGCTCAAAAACGCAAAGTTGATGACATATCTCACGGGACATCTGCTCCCGCCAAAGCTATAACTGAAACTAAAAAAGCAGTGCTAGCTGGAAACAAAACATTTGTTTCCTCTGCTCATCCTGGATTAGTTTTTAAGGGTTTTGACGAGGAGGAAATGGAAGATATAATTAACTAAAACAACTTAAATATATGGCTGCAGGATTTTATAGGGTGAGTGGTAAGGACTCAGAGACAAAGAAACGCACAATAAGTTCCCAAACTTTATCTGTTGGTGATTTGGTAATGGCAAGCAGAACTGCAGGAACTGTTATTGCTGCGACTTCTTCTGTCACGGTTTCTTTATTGCAAGGTGGAGGTATTGTGGCTACTGCTGCGACTTCCGCAAATACAGAAGTTCTAATTCAAGATATAGTTTATGGTGCTGAATATGTGGTGGAGGTAACTAACACCGCAAACGCTGCTCATAATTATATGAGAATGACTCTTACCGATAAAAATACTGTCAACAATGCAGGGACTGATAACGCAACAAACGGCATCTTTATGCAAACTGGTGTTATTGACACAACTCATATCAAAGGAGAGTTTATTAGAGCTTTAACTTAGAACTTTTATTAAATAAATAACTTAAATATATGCCTACAAGTCCAATGATGGTGGCACAAGCTGCAAATGCTATTGATAAATCCGTTCAAAAATATTTTCAGAAAGAGTCAACCCCTGAACTTCAACTTAAAAAGTATATGAACTTCAGAACGACTACTGATTATTATGAAAAGGATGCTGGCATTTCAGGTCTTAGAGAAGCTTCTTTCACAAACGAAAATGCTTCAATCAAAGAAGATGTGCCAATTGAAACAAATAAAAAAACATACACACAGCAACAGATTGATATTTTAGAGAGCTTCTCTTATATCACTTGGAAATTTGCTATCAAGAAAAGGGATGTAACTAATATCACAAAGCAGATTACCAATGCACTGAGCAGGAAAAAAGAAAAATTAGCTGCTGAAAGATTGGTAAATGGCTTTGACACTTCTTACACTCATAGCGATGCTTTGAGTGGAAATAAAACAATTACCACGACAGGTGGAGATAGTGTTGAGGCTTTTACAACCGCTCACACCAGAGAAGACGGTGGAACGAATATTAACAACGTCGTTTACGACGGCATAACTTATTCGCTACCGTTTGATTACGCTGGCTATAAAGCTGCGATCCGGACTGCTTCCTTGTTCGTT